GTAGTGTAGAGAGAGGTGTTGAGAGCAACACACCCTATGGCTTAATGATGATGAAGCGGAGTGTTGATGTTGTATCAGCATCTTGTGATAGATTCGTGATAGATGCACTTAGCGGCGCAACCACCAAGTCACCCTACTCAGCCACATTACTCAACAGTATGGACAGTGAGGTCTCTGCCTATGTAGCCCTAAAGGGTTGTGTGGATAGTGTGTCAGGCACAACATCACTAACCAAACTAGCTATGAAGATTGGTGGTGCCTTGGAAGATCAGTTCAAGCTCGACTTCTTTAAGCAGCAAGATCAATTCATCTTCGATAAGATTTATAAGAAGGTGACTTCTCAAACCACTAACCGTTATTACCGCCGTTATAATCTCTTGAGGGAACTTACACGCCTAGAGCTAACTGTGGCAGAAGCTTGGAACAAGCATGAGAAGATGTCGCTAGGATGTAAACTTGTTGACTTGGTTATTCAGCAGACAGGCCTTATCAAGATTGAGACACAGACAGTAGGTCGTAACAAGACGATCCTGATGGTTAGAGCTACAGAGGGTACTCTGGATTGGATCACTAAGGTAAACGCGCGGGGTGAAAGTCTTTGCTATAGCTACGGTCCCTGTGTGATCAAACCTAAGGATTGGACTACTCCCACAGATGGTGGTTACTACTCGACTGAGTTGTTTAATGTCCCTCTGATCAAGACCTCAAATCTCAACTACTTTGAGGACATGCAGTATTACCCGATGCCTGAGGAATATTCAGCGATCAACACACTGCAAGGTTCCAAGTTCCAAGTGAACCGTCCAATCCTAGAGTTCATGCAGGAATGTTGGGAAACAGGCTTGTCTTGGGGTGGCTTGGTTAGCCGTGAGGATAGCCCCCTTCCCCCATTTCCATTCAGCCCTGACAAGGATGTAAAGAACCTTGGGGAGGCTGACACAATCAGGTTCAAGGATTGGAAAAAGGCAGCGACACGGGTGTACCAGTTCAATGCCCGTTCAATGTCTAAGCGTCTCGCAACAATTCGTACCCTACAGATTGCAGAGAAGTACAAGGATTTCGATGAGTTCTTCTTTGTGTACCAGAATGACTTTCGGTTTAGGAAATACGTCACCAGTGCCTTCCTTAGCCCTCAGGGGGCTGATCCAGCTAAGGCACTGCTTCACTTCTCTAAGGGGCGGCGGTTGGGCGTGAGAGGATCATTCTGGTTAGCAGTGCAGGGTGCTAATACATTTGGTCAGGATAAGATTACCCTACAGCAAAGGAATGACTGGGTAATTGAGAATACAGATTGGATCATCAAGTGTGCTGAAGACCCAATGACCCACAAAGAATGGTGTCATGCTGACAAGCCTTGGCAGTTCCTAGCCTTCTGCTTTGAGTGGCAGGGCTTTAGTATTTTGGGCGAAAATTTTGAGAGCCGATTACCCATTGCTTTAGACGGGTGTAACAACGGTATCCAACATCTTTCTGCATTGGCTAGAGATTTTCGCGGTGGAGAGGCCACTAACTTAATGCCCAGCGCAATGCCTAACGACATCTACCAAGAGGTGGCTGATGCCTGTGTGCGTGAGCTACAGCAGCGCGATGACCATATGGCAACGAAGTGGTTGGAGTTTGGTGTCACTCGCAAGACAACCAAGCGTCCAGTGATGGTCGTTCCCTACGGTGGTAAATTGTATAGCTGCCGTGGCTACATAGAAGAGTTCATCCATGATCAGATTGAGGCAGGGAAACCTGACCTCTTTGAAGGCAAGTTCTTTGACGCCAGTAATTACCTCTCTCGCATCCTTTGGGAAGCAATCAGTGAGGTGGTGGTGTCAGCAAGAGAGGTAATGGATTGGATACAGAAGGTATCTTCTCTAGTAACAAAGGAAGGCTACCCCATGACATGGAACACACCCACAGGCGGGTTCGTTAGTCAGAACTATGAGGCCTTCATAAGCAAGAGGGTGACCACACACATCGATGGTGTGCTGGTGAAGCCACAATTCCGCGAGGTTAATAGCGGCAAACTTGATAAGCGAAGATCAGTTAACGGGTCTAGTCCTAATTTTATTCATGCTTTGGATGCGTCAGCAATGACGAAGACCATCAATTTATGCAGACAGAGAGGACTAACCGACTTCTGTATGATCCACGATAGCTATGCGGTTCATGCGGGTGAATTATCCAATGGTCAGAATTGTACTGATGTATTGTTTGCATCTCTGCGCGAGGCTTTTGTGGATATGTATACAAACCATAACCCCCTAGACAATCTCAGGGAAACTATAATGGAAGTTGTTAAAGATGTACCACATCCACCAGCGAAAGGCACCTTGGATATCAACAAGGTATTACTCAGTGAGTTCTTCTTTTCTTAATAACTAGGAGCTTCCACTTGTGGATGTAATAATGGACACTATAGTCCCTATAAACCAAAAAAAGGTAGAACATGAATGTCGAGGCCGTAGCTGCCCTGATGATTATGCGTGGGCAACAAGTGCCTGTCGATATGATCATTAGGCTCCAAGAAATGGGTCACAATTTCGATGCGTTTGAAAAGATGCACACAAAGAATGACCGATACACAAATAACCTAAATGACGAAACCACTAAGGATAAATAATGGCTATAACTACACCTAGAGGCACAGCAATGTGGGCTAAACTTTTCACACCTGACTACAAGTTTACAGATGTTGGAGAGTACAGTGTGGCACTCACTATTGGTGCTGACCAAGCCGCTGACATTCTGTCTAAGATTGACAGTCAGTTAGCATACTCGCTTGAGAAAGCGTTGAAAGAGAACCCCACCAAAAAGGGTTCGATCAAGCCAGCATCACCCCCTTACAAAGAAGTCTTTGATGATCAGGGTAATGCCACTGGTGATATCGAATTTAAATTCAAACAAAAAGCAGTAGTGCAGACCAAAAACGGTCCACTTAAAAAGAAGCCAGCCATCGTCGATGCAAAGGGTAAACCTATTCACGAAGCCATCGAAGTTGGTAACGGTTCTGTAATGAAAGTAGCCTTCGATATGTACCCTTACTACACCGCGATGGCGGGTGCAGGGGTATCGTTGAAGCTGACAGCAGTGCAGTTACTAGAAGTCAAAGGCGGTTTTAAGTTCGACGTTGAGGATGGCTATGAGTTTTCCGAAAGCGATGTGAAACAAGACGATGAATACTTCCAACAAGATGAAGCCCCAAAAGAAACAGATAACTCTGGGGACTTCTAAAGATACTAAATTTCGATCAGGTTTAGAGCGCAACCTAGCTTCTGACCTCGACAAAAAATGTACCGACTACACGTATGAACAAGAGCGGATACCTTACTTTGTTGAGCGCAAGTACGTTGCTGATTTTATCTTACCCAATGGCATAATCGTAGAGGCCAAAGGCTGGTTCAAGTCTGCTGATCAGAGGAAGATGAGAAACCTCAAGGACCAACATCCAGACCGTGAATTTCGGTTTGTTTTCCAGAGGCTCAATTCCAAAGTTCAAGGAAGTACAATGACTTGCGCCGATTGGTGCGAGAAGTATGGCTTCCTGTATGCAGAAACTTTTGTCCCAAAGGAGTGGGTAAATGAGAAAGATTAATCTGATTGTCGTTCACTGTTCAGCCACCAAGGTTGATCAGGAGTGTAACGCAGCGGTAATTGACAAGTGGCACCGTCAGCGTGGCTGGCGAAAGATCGGCTACCACTACGTCATTAATCGTAGCGGTCTGCTTGAGACAGGGCGTGGCCTTGAAGAGGTTGGCGCACACGTTAAAGGCAAGAACAAAAACAGTATTGGCATCTCTATGATCGGTGGTCTTGATGCCAATGGTGACCCTGAGTGTAATTATACTAAGGAGCAATGGAAACAGTTGGATGAGTTGGTTGGTAAGCTACAAGTTGATTACCCAGATGCTGATGTAGACGGTCACAATTCGTTTGCCGCTAAAGCATGTCCCTGTTTCAATGTAAAAGAATGGTTGAAGAACGAGAAGAAAGCTCTTTCATAGGGCATCAGGCCTGTCCTAACTGCCCGTCGAGCGATGGGTTTAGTGTTTACGATGACGGGCATGGTTATTGTTTTGTGTGTCACCATTATGTCCACGGTGACGGTAGTAATATTCAAAAACGTGAGGTGAAAATGGCAACTACTGAGTTAGTTGAGCGGGACAGCTATGTCCCTTTGAGCAAACGTAGACTTAGCGAAGAGACTTGTAAGAAGTGGGACTACTTTCTCGCTGATTTCAATGGCAAGAAGTGCCATGTCGCTAATTACAAAGACGCACAAGGACAGACCGTGGCTCAGAAGCTGCGGTTTGCTAACAAAGACTTTCTTTTTATAGGTGATACCAAGGCAGCTACCCTATTCGGGCAGCACCTCTGGTCCGATGGCGGTAAGATGGTTACCGTAGTCGAGGGCGAACTAGATGCCTTGTCACTGCAACAAACAATGAAGAGTTGGCCCGTTGTCTCCATACCTAATGGGGCAGCGGGTGCAAAGAAATCAGTGCAGAAAAATTTGGAGTGGCTTAACAAGTTCGATAAAGTTAATTTCTGTTTTGACAACGACGATGCTGGTAGAAAAGCAGCAAAAGAATGTGCCGCGCTGCTGCCACCATCTAAGAGCCGCATAGTTAATCTGCCCTTAAAGGATGCCAACGAAATGTTGGTAGAGAATAGGACAGAGGAACTGGTCAGGGCTGTCTGGGATGCCAAGGAATCTAGACCTGATGGTATCTTGAATGGCTCTGACCTGTGGGATGAGATCAACCTGATCAACAACGATCAAAGTTGGTCATACCCCTACCTTGGTATTAACGAGAAGACCCAAGGATTACGCAAGGGGGAGATCGTAACGGTCACCGCTGGTTCTGGGATTGGCAAGAGCCAACTGTGCCGTGAGTTTGCTCACCACCTGTTAACTCAGGGTGAGACGATAGGAATCGTAGCCTTAGAGGAGAGCATCAAGAGAAGCGCACTAGGCCTGATGGCTATAGCAGCTAACAAACCACTTCACCTCAACGTAGAGGTCACACCAGAGGAGAAGCTAGAGGCATTTGAGAGTACCCTAGGTACTGGACGGGTCTTCTTGTACGACCACTGGGGTTCGACTGAGGCTGACAACCTCTTGGACAAGATACGTTACTTAGCGAATGGATGTGGCTGTGGTTTTATTGTGTTGGATCACATCTCAATCGTTGTGTCATCAGGTATGGAAGGTGGCGATGAGCGTAAGCTGATTGACAAGTTGATGACACTTCTACGTGGCCTGTGCGAGGAGCTAAAGATCGGCCTCATTCTTGTCAGCCACCTCAAGCGTCCAGATGGTAAAGGGCATGAGGAAGGTAGCGTAACAAGTTTGAGCCAACTCAGAGGCAGCGCAGCAATCGGTCAGTTATCAGATATGGTTATTGGCTGTGAACGAAACCAACAAGATGCTGAGAACAGCAACATCACGACTGTTCGTATATTAAAAAATAGATGGACGGGAGAGACAGGCATAGCAGCCCACTTGGAATACGACAAACAAACTGGACGAATGAACGAAGTATCACTTGGTGATACAGAAACTTTCAATACAACAGAGGACTTTTAAATGGGTAACACAGTACAATTAGATATTGAGTTAGAGACTGCCTTCACACCTGAGGGTATAGAGATTTATCCATACGTTGATGACAGTGATGTCTCCGAAGCTGTAATGAGTATAGATTGGGACAGTATATATGAGGTCACAGTTGAGTGCGCTCAAGATTGTGAGTCACTTGCTACGGCTGCTGATGAGCTAGAGGTTATGGCTGATCGAATACGTCAGTATATTCTTGACAACTAAAGCATCCACTTATGCAACCAGTTACTCCTGAGAGAGGGCTACCAAATGAGACTTCTATTTGACATAGAGACTGACGGTCTTGAACCTACCTTGATCCATTGCATAGTAGCTAAGGATGTAGATACTAAGTTTGTCTACAGGTTCTATAAGGATATGCTTAATGACGGTGCCAAGCTTCTGTCTACGGCTGATGAACTAATAGGCCACAACATAATGGGTTATGATGTACCTGTTATGGAGAAGTTTTACCCTGACCTTTTCGGGGATCGTTTACAGTGTAAACTAACTGACACCTTAGTTCTGTCTCGACTGTTGTGGCCCGACCGCCGTGAAAGAGATTTCAAACTTCACAGGGAAGGGAAGCTGATACCAAAACTCATTGGTTCACACGGCCTAAAGGCGTGGGGCCAGCGTCTGGGGGACGCAAAGGACAGTTTTGGTGAAGACACTGATTGGCAAGAGTTCAGCATGGAAATGTTAGACTACTGCGAACAAGATGTGGAGCTAAACTACCGTCTCTACCAGCTATGTTTAAACCAGCAAGGCAGCGACGATGCCATTGGATTAGAGCATGACATACATGCAATATGTATGAAGCAGACAGAGAATGGTTTTCCTTTGGATGAGAGAAAAGCTGTAATCCTTTACTCCCGTCTAAGCACACGAAGACAGGACATCTACAATGAGTTGGTAGATACCTTTGGGTCATGGTGGGAACCTGTAGGCGTAGTCACCCCCAAGCGTAGTATCAACTACAAGTCAGTAGACAGGCAGTCAGTGTGGAAGGATGCACCCTACACCAAGATCAAGAGGGTCACGTTCAACCCAGCTAGTCGGCATCACATAGCTCAGAGGCTCACACATAAGTACGGCTGGGAGCCTCAGTTATTCACTGAGACTGATGAGGCTAGGGTAGACGATAAGGTCCTAGGTTCGTTGGAGTACCCAGAGGCCAAGCTGTTAGCTGAATACTTATTGATCCAGAAAAGGATTGGTCAGTTAGCAGAGGGTAACCAAGCGTGGCTCAAGCTGTCTAAGGATGGCAAGCTACACGGCAGGGTAAACACTATGGGATGTGTGACTTCACGCTGTACCCATAGCAACCCAAACACTGGTCAAGTTCCTAGTGTCAATGCCAAGTATGGTTGGGAGTGTCGTGAGTTGTTTCATGCCCCTAAGGGCTGGCGGCTCATGGGGTGTGATGTTTCTGGTTTGGAGTTGAGAACCTTAGCCCATTACGTTTCTGCGTGGGACGATGGCAAGTATGCTGACATCCTATTGGAGGGTGACATTCACCAAGCCACGGCAGACGCTACAGGCCTGTCGAGATCGAACGCAAAAACATTTCAATACGCTCTCCTATATGGTGGGGGTGATGAGAAAATAGGTTCTATTGTTGGTGGTGGTAAGAAGGAAGGTGCTGCGCTCAAGCGTAAGTATTTCAAAGCTACCCCAGCCATCAAGAAGCTAAGGTCAGCGGTACAGGACAAGGCCAAGCAAGGCTACATCAAGGGCATCGATGGTAGGCGTGTGCCTATTAGACATTCCCATGCTGCACTCAATTCTCTTTTACAAAGTTGCGGTGCAATATTGTGCAAGCGTTGGGTGGTCCTGTTCCATACGTTGTTACAGAAAAAAGGCTTTGTGGAAGGCGTTGACTACCAACAGGTGGCTTACGTCCATGACGAAGTACAAGTGTTAGTGAAAGAAGAGGTGGCAGATGACATTGGACTACTCTGCATCGAAGCAATTAAACTTTCTGGACAGTATTACTCCATCAGACTTCCACTCAGCGGAGAGTACAAGGTCGGAGCAAACTGGGCGGAGACACACTGACCCAAATGTCACAGGAGACATAGCAGAATACTACTCAATAACTTACCTTTTAGATCAGGGGCTTCATGTCTATAGAAACGCTTGTTGCACAGGTCCCGTTGATCTTATTGCTATGGATGGAAGCGGGGCCATCACTCTTATTGATGTTAAAACTATACGACCAGAGAGGGATTATAATGTCGCCTCTGTTCGTTCACCTTTGCAGAAAAAGCTCGGCGTTCAACTCCTTAGTTTTGACGCTACGACACGGGGCTTTAGCTGGAAAAATCATCGTGATTAACTACTTGCATATGTGGAACAAATGAGTAGACGTAAAAAAGAACTGAAAAATAAATTCACAACTGAACGTGAGATCAACAGAACCCAACTGGTCGCAATGACTGACAAGCAGAAGGACTACATAAACTGCATACATACCCATGATCAGATCATCTCTGTGGGTTGTGCTGGAACAGGTAAAACTTATGTAGCTGCCACCATAGCAGCAGACTTATTTCGGCGCAAAAAAATCAGCAAGATTGTACTGACACGGCCCAACGTGGCCTCTGGTAGATCACTTGGATTTTTTAAAGGTACTATAGAAGAGAAGATGGAGCCGTGGGTGGCACCATTTACTGAGGTTCTAAAGAAGCATCTAGGTGATGCGTCCTTTGAGATTGCACGTAAGAACCAAGACATTGAGATCGTACCTCTTGAGGTAATGCGTGGCCGAAGTTTCAACGAGGCCTTCGTAGTTTTAGATGAGGCACAGAACACCACCATTGGTGAGATGAAAATGTTTCTTACCCGTATTGGTGAGGGGACAACATTAATCATCAACGGTGACATTGCTCAGAGTGACCTCAAGGAAACCAGTGGTCTTGCCAAGGTCATCCACATGACCAAGCGGCACTCAATGCCCATACCAATAATAGAGTTCACAGAAGATGATATCGTTAGGTCCGACATCTGCGCGATGTGGATCAGGGCGTTCAACAAGGAGGGCCTGTAGATGGCTGCACGTAAACAACCACCACCATTAAAAGAAAAGACATGCCCAAAGTGTGAGGAACTAACCAAGGTTTTATGGGACCTTCGCCGCCTAGCTAACTTTGGAAACGACCAGTTCAATATGGTTGTACGCATGAAGATTGATGAGGTCCTATGTCAATAACTTTTGCCCTGCATTTAATTGTTTCATGTGCGTTCTTTGTCGTTTCGATGGCCTTGAGTTTCAAGTTCATTGTCGAGGCTGTGCTTGAGTACAAACAAGTAACGACTGGTATTAAAGTAGTAACAGAAAGGGAAAGCCGTGAAGCAGAAGATAAAGAAGACGGTTCTACTGGATGGTGACATCCTTGTTTACCAAGCAGCCACAGTATGTGAGGAGCCTGTTGATTGGGGTGACGGTCTCTGGACCCTACACGCCCATGAACAGGACGCCTTAGCATCCTTCATCAGCCAGTATGCCACGGTGTGGGAAGGTACTAACGCTGATGATGTAAAGATATTCATCACAGGTCCAAAGAACTACAGGAAAGATGTTCTCCCAGACTACAAGGGTAACAGGACAGACAAGCGTAAGCCCCTGCTACTGAAGTGGTTACGTGAACATCTCCTAGAGAACTATGACGCCATCATGCTTGAGAACATTGAGGCTGATGATGCCATAGGTATCTACTCAAGCATTACAAACTGCGTAATTGTAAGTAAAGATAAGGACCTCCTTACAATCTCAGGAACGCATTGGGATAAAGACAAAGGCTTCTTTGAGGTTACCCAAGAGGAAGCAGACTACAATCTTCATATGCAAATCTTAACAGGTGATGCGACTGACAACTATAAAGGTTGTGCAGGAGTAGGCCCAGTGAAGGCAGCTAAAATATTAGCACAGGACATGGACCCTTGGGATGCCATTGTTGGTGCTTTTGACAAGGCTGGCTTTGGAGAGAGTGAGGCCATCGTACAGGCCAGATGTGCGCGTATCCTTCGACCAAATGAATATAACTTTGATACAAAAGAGGCCCAACTGTGGACACCAAAGACAACATCAACAAACCAGATCATTACACCAACGGCGGCATAGAGTGCATCGACTACATGAAGGATAACATGACGCCCATTATGTACATGGGGTACTTGGAAGGGGCCACTAAGAAGTACCTTCATAGGTATCGGTACAAGGGCCAGCCTGTCGAGGACCTAAAGAAAGCACGGTGGTACTTACATGCACTTATCAAAGAGATGGAGGGTAAATGAGCTTCACCATTATTAGTCAAGCAGGGTGTCGCTATTGTCGCATGGCACTCGTCCACCTTCAAATCACAGATCGAGGTGCAAAAGTTTATGACATCGATGATCGACCTTGGCTCAAGACCTTGATGGGTCAGGCAGGGTTAAAATCAGTACCCCAAATCTACAGTCCCCAAGGTGATCACATCGGCGGCTTCGATGAGTTGGTGGAGTGGAAGGGTTACAGTCAAGCAGGAGCAAGATCATCCAAGTAAAATTACTAGACAGTATGGGGTCTGACCTAACAGTTTGTAATGCAGCACGGGTGAGTTTTGGTAAGCAGACTGATTGGAACCCTGAGTTGCAAGGATTATGCACTAACCTGTTACCTAGGGACAGTAACCTAATCAGGTTCCTAGCCAAGCATGGTCACTACAGTCCTTTCGGACATTCCTTTGCCAGCTTTTTCGTCAAAGCACCCATCTACGTTCATGCACAGCTTTTGAAGCATAAGTTTTTGAGAGCCAATACCATCAGCCGTAGGTACGTGGACAGTGAGCCTGAGTTCTATGAGCCTGAGGTGTGGAGAGGCAGGGCTGCTAACGTCAAGCAGGGTAGTAGTGATGAAGAGGTTAAGGATGTGAATGTCAGGACAATCCACAACGTCATCTTAGGGGTCTACAAGCACCTATTAGACAGGGGTGTTTGTCCAGAACAGGCGAGAGGTATCTTGCCCCAATCCACCTACACTGAGTGGTGGTGGTCTGGTTCCTTAGATGCTTGGGCTGACATGGCCCGACTGCGCTGCAAGCCTGATGCTCAAGCTGAAACAAGATTTGTCGCAGAAAAAATTAGCACAGCTATGGAAGAGAAATTCCCTGTTAGCTGGCAAGCCCTGATGGAGAACTGACTTGGCGAAATGGGATATAAAGAAAATAGAACAGGCGTTTAGTAAAGGAACTACAATCTACCAAGATCACATAGCCCCCGCCCTCACCTTGAATGACTACCAGAACAGGGCGCACAAGACAGCCATATACCCTGTGAACAAAGGCTTAGAGTACCTGATTACAGGCCTAGCAGCAGAGGTTGGTGAGGTCTCAGGGAAGGTAGCTAAGTACTACCGCAAGGACGGTGAGTTCCCAAAGCAAGATGTACTGGATGAACTGGGGGATGTACTCTGGTTCGTTGCTGAACTTTCAACATTACTAGGCTCACCTCTAAGCAAAGTGGCGATGGGTAATATAGACAAATTAGCGTCACGCAAAGAGCGCGGCGTTCTCAAAGGTAGCGGAGACAATCGATGACTAATAATTATACACCTGACACACGCGCACAGGTAATCACACGCAGAACATACAACCGCCCTTTGAATAAAGAAGGCACTGAGTTTGAAAGCTGGGGCCAAACAATAGATCGTGTAGTATCACACCAACGCTGGTTGTGGGAACGCGCAAAAGGTGGGGAATTAAATCAGCTTGAGAACCATGAGCTAGAAGAGTTAAGAGAACTCTTTATGAAACGAATTGGCTTAACATCAGGGCGCACACTATGGCTTGGTGGTACTGACGTAGCGAAGCACAGAGAGGCCTCACAGTTTAACTGTAGCTTTGCGCGGGTCGAGACCATCCACAATGTAGTTGATGGCTTCTGGCTCCTCCTACAGGGGTGTGGCGTAGGCTTTGAACCAATCACTGGGAACTTGAATGGCTTTACCAAGCCAGTAAAAATTGAGACAGTACGATCCACACGGGACAGCCGTGGTTATGACAACAACAATGAACATTATGTTGGAGATAGCTGGCGTCTAGAAGTGGGAGACAGTGCAGAGGCTTGGGCTAAGAGTGTTGGTAAGCTCTTGGCTATGAAAAAGCCTGTAAAGAAGATCATCCTAGACTTCACACAAATCCGACCCGCTGGTGAACGCTTGTCTGGTTATGGTTGGATTAGTTCTGGGGATGCGACAATCTCTGTGGCCTTCAAAGCTATTGCAGAACTATTAAACAAACGCGCTGGGCAACTCTTAACGTGTATGGATATCTTGGATGTTATGAACTGGCTAGGCACATGCTTATCTAGCCGCCGTAGTGCTGAGATTGCCTTGATGTCTTATGGTTCTCCTGAGTGGAGGAAGTTTGCTAGAGCTAAGAAAGACCACTGGATAGACAACCCACAGAGAGCGCAGTCTAATAACAGTCTTGTGTTCTATAAGAAGCCTAGCTTGGACGAACTGACAGAAATCTTTGATATCATGGAAGACGCTGGGGGATCAGAGCCAGCCTTCATTAATGGAGAAGAAGCCACGCGCCGTGCGCCTTGGTTTGCTGGCGTAAATCCTTGTGCAGAGATACTTTTAGGTAATGCAAATTTTTGCAATTTAGTAGAGTTTGACCTTAACAAGGTTAATGGGTGGGACTTTAAAGAAGTTGAGGATTCACTGCGTATCTTAGCACGGGCAAACTACCGACAGACCTGTGTGAACCTAGACGATGGTATCCTTCAAAGGTCATGGCATGAGCTAAATGAGTTCCTTAGACTTACAGGTGTGGGCTTAACAGGTATCGTTACTTGGGAACACCATGAGAGCGGTTGGCATCTACAGCAGTTGCGTAAGGCAGCACAGATGGGCGCACATTCAATGGCTGACGAACTAAAGCTACCGCGCTCTAAGGCAGTAACCACAGTCAAGCCAAGTGGAACCCTTTCAAAGATAATGTCAACTACTGAGGGGGTGCATAAACCGTTAGGTAAATACATCTTTAACAATGTGAGGTTTAGCAAACATGATCCACTTGTGGAAATACTCAAGGCGGGTAATTACAGGGTTTGGACTGATCCTTATAGCGATGACGCTGTGCTTGCTACCTTCCCTGTTGCTTATGATAATGTTGAATTTACCAATGTAGACGGTAAAGAAGTTAACATGGAAAGTGCTGTTGATCAGCTAAATCGTTACAAGAAAATGATCACCTATTATGTTGACCACAACTGTTCAGTCACGATCAGTTACTCACCAGATGAAGTACCAAGTATCATCCAATGGTTGCGAGTAAACTGGGATAACTATGTGGGGGTGAGCTTCATCTACCGAAACGATCCTACCAAGACTGCGGAAGATTTAGGCTACCCATATCTCCCACAGGAAGTTGTAACCAAGACAACCTTTGATGCTTATTCAGCTTCACTGCTACCCATCAATATAGACAATGCCAACACCCTTGAAGAGTTTGAGGACGAAGGCTGTGCAACGGGGGCTTGCCCAATCAAATGACAATCTTTCTCTGGTGGCTCGTAGGGGCCGTACTGGGGTTGTGCCTAGGCTTCTTGATTGGAGTCTGGGCGTACCATCAATCCAAGTATTTAACAGACCTCTATAGAACAGATGCCCATTCGTTTAATAAAGGACACTATCGGTAAGACACATGAATATAATAGATATTGAAAGCCAAAAGCTTACTAATGCTTTGATACTTAGGAATGAGTTAAAAAAGATATTCTCAGATACTCTTCCCAGAACAGAGCTTTCTAGCTTTCAACTTGGGAAACTTGTTGGAAGCCAAATGGTCTTAGATAAGATCGATGAAATACTAAAAATAGAAAAAGGTTAATTGCTTATGTGCTTTGGAAATAAATCCCCAGCCGCGCCAGTAACCCCAAAGGTTACAGCAAGCCCCGCAGCGGGGCCAAAGAATAATAATCCAGAATTAGAATTAGCAGCGGTGGATACAGATTCCTCCGAAAAGAACAAGCAGCGAAAAGGTAAACGAGGCTTGCGTGTAAGTCAGAAAAATAACGCAATCGGAACACCAACCAACGGTGCTGTTTCCCTTAATATACCTGTAAAATAAGGAGTATTTTGATTGGCGTATAGTGATCAAAACAAGACAGTAGCTAGTCGCTATGCCCATCTAATGACTACGCGAGAAAGCTATTTAAGACGAGCGCGAGATGCTGCAAAGCTAACCATACCATCTTTAATACCACCAGAGGGTCACTCAGAATCCACAGTATATGAAACGCCTTATCAAGCAATCGGAGCAAGGGGTGTAAATAATTTAGCCTCAAAACTTCTCATGGCTTTACTGCCACCAAACAGCCCCTTTTTTAGATTAACAATAGATGACTTTGACATCCTTGAGGTTGCTGGTGCAGAAGCGCGTGGGAAAGTAGAAGAGGCCCTAGCTCGTATTGAAAGAACAGGGATGGCAGAGATTGAATCTCTGGCCCTGCGTGTCCCATCCTTTGAATTATTAAAACATTTAATCGTGGGTGGTAACGGTTTACTTTATATGCCCAAAAAGGGTGATGTTAAGTTCTACCGCCTAGACCGTTACGTTGTAAAACGTGACTACATGGGCAATGTTCTTGAGATCATTACCAAGGAGAGCGTCAGCCCTATGATGCTACCTGAGAAAGCCCAAGAAATTATTGGTGACGATGGAGATGCTGCCAAAAATATCGACCTGTATACCTGTGTGAAGAGAACCGACAAAGGTTGGGATATTCACCAAGAGGTTATGGGCGAGGTTATTGAAGGCACAACAGGCTCCTACCCTAAAGACAAAAATCCATTTATCCCACTGCGCCTTAACCGAATTGACGGTGAAGATTATGGGCGCGGTTATGTAGAGGAATACATTGGTGACCTAAAGAGCTTAGAAGCCCTTACACAGGCCATCGTTGAAGGCTCTGCCGCCTCTGCCAAAGTCCTATTTATGGTAGCCCCTAATGGTACAACTAAGGCCCGTGTCTTAGCTGAAAGTCCAAACGGTGCTATAGTTCAAGGCAATGCCCAAGATGTATCAACACTACAGGTTAATAAGTTTAACGACTTTCGTGTAGCCTTAGAAACCATCAATACTATTACTGAACGGTTATCGTTTTGTTTCCTATTAAATAGTTCAGTTCAGCGAAATGCAGAACGTGTCACGGCTGAAGAGGTCAGGTACATGGCACAAGAATTGGAGAGTGCCTTAGGTGGTGTGTATTCAATCTTGAGCCAAGAGTTCCAACTACCTCTGGTTAAGCTTTTACTAGGCCGACTTGAGACTGCTGGTAAAATGCCAAAGATGCCTAAGGATACTGTGAAGCCACAGATCGTTACAGGCATTGAAGCCCTTGGTCGGGGTCAAGACCTTAACAAACTAGCTCAGATGCTACAGTACCTCCAGCCATTAGGCCCTGAGGTCCTGCAAAAGTATATGAACGTGGGTGATTACATTGACCGCCTCGCTGCCTCTTTGGGTATCGATACAGGTGGCTTAATTAAAACAGATGAACAGATGCAGCAAGAAACAGAAGCTCAACAACAACAGATGATGCAATCGTCAGTTATGGGCATGGCTGAGAAGGCTGCACCTGCAATGGTAAAAGGCATGGCTGACGCCAGCCAAGAACAATAGACAGTGGTAAATGGCTGAAACTTTAAATACATTCCAACCCCAACCAGCGGAGAACCAAGCTCACATTGATGAGATGGTTAAGAAAGCTGACAACCTGTCAAATCCAGAACCTCAGGAGGGCCGACCAGATTGGCTACCTGAGAAGTTCAATTCGGCAGAAGATATGGCGAAAGCCTATTCACAATTAGAAACAAAGATGGCTTCCCCAGAAGATACTTCTGAGGCTCCTGAGGAGATTGCGGAGGCACGGGAGGCTGTCGAAGGTCTAGGCTTAGACTTCAATGCGATGACTGAAGAGTTTTCAGCAGAAGGTGGTCTAACAGAAGATACTTATAAAAAGCTACAAGATGCGGGTATCCCATCAAATGTAGTTGATGCCTTCATCGACGGTCAGATGGCTGTCGCTGATAATATTAGAAATGATGCTTTTTCCCTAGTTGGGGGTGAAGATAACTACACTGGTATGGTGGAGTGGGCGGGACAAAACTTATCAGAACAAGCTATTGGTAGTTTTAACAATGCTATTGATGGTTCTGATCCCCACGCTTCTAAGTTAGCCATACAAGGCTTACACGCTCAATACCGTATGGACACTGGCAGTGAGCCTTCCCTGATCACAGGTCAAGCAGCCAGTACGTCCTCAGGGGCCTTTAACTCTGTAGCTGAATTAACTCAGGCTATGGGTGACCCAAGGTATGGGCGAGACCCCGCATACCGTAAAACAGTGTCAGATCGATTGGCACGAAGTTCGGTATTTTAAAGAGTAATTCGTTTACACTGTAAACCTTTTACGAACCTAAAAAGCTATATACATCCCACCGAATAATCTTGGCCCTATGCGTAGGACAACCTTGGTGAAAGATGTGGTGTGCGCTGCTGATTAGAATTTTAAATCAACAAAACACACAAAGAAAGACTACTAAAATGGCATTTCCTACCGACCAAACGGTCTCACGGATTGGGCAAAACAACGCTACTGGCGATGTTCGCTCATTATTCCTTAAACTCTATGCTGGTGAAGTTCTCACCGCATTTGAAGAACGTAACATCTTTATGCCGCTGCACCGTACTCGTACAATCAGCAACGGTAAGAGCGCACAGTTCCCTATGACGGGTACTGCAAGTGCAAAATACCACACACCTGGTCAATTAATCCAAGGTGATATCATCAAGAAAGGTGAGCGCACTGTAACCGTTGACGATCTCTTGATCTCAACACAGTTTATTGCCTCAATCGATGAAGCTATGACGCATTTTGATGTGCGTAGCATCTACTCCAAAGAAGCTGGCTTGGCCTTAGCAAACGAAGCAGACAAAAATGTCGCTCGTATCATTGCCCGTGCAGCCTTAATTAACGACGCAACTGAAGCAGCAGCCGCTGGCTTGACTACCTTTGATGGTGAAGTGTTCACTGCAAACGTAACTGTCGGTAACTCTGCCGCATCTGGTAACGATTTCGTTGCTGCAATTTATGCAGCCTTGGAAGAGTTCGATACCAAAGACATCACTGGTGACAAGATTTGTGTACTGCCGCCAGCGCATTACTACAAACTGTTCGGTGCTGGTCAGGCCGTGGGTAACCTTGGTTACATGAACCGCGACATTGGTGGTACTGGTTCACAAGCAACTGCAACGGCTCCAATTATTGGTGGCGTACAGATTGTTATGTCTAACCACATTCCAACAACTGACGAAAGCACTACTGGCTTAACACAAGACCCGCTTTCACGCGCTGGTGCATACAAAGCTAATTACTCAAGCCTCAAGGGTTTGATCTTTAGTGCCGATGCAGCCGCTACCGTGAAGCTGATGGACCTTGGTGTTGAGTCTGAATATCAGATTGACCGTCAGGGTACATTGATGGTTGCCAAGTACGCGATGGGTCACAACATCCTTCGCCCAGCTTGTGCAATCGCACTCATTTAAACTCTTAGGGGAGCCTCTTATTTTAGGGGTTCCCCTTTTTTTTCATTTTAAGGATACAGCATGACTACACCAACAACTCAGTTAGAGGCTGTCAACGTAATGATGTCCTCTATTGGTGAGGCCCCTGTAAGCTCCCTAAGTTCTGGGTTGATTGACGCAGAGCTTGCTGAAACCATCCTAGGAAATATTAACCGTGAGGTTCAGTCTCAAGGGTGGAACTTCAATAGGGAATACAACTACCCTCTAACCCCTGACGCTAACTTTAAGATCACAGTCCCTACCAATTCAATGCGTGTTGATGGTTCTGTAGATACAACAACAGAGGTTATAACTCAGCGTGGTACTGATCTCTATAATAAGGTTGCTCATAACTACATTTTCAAAACTTCTGTAAAAGTAAACATCACGTTTATGTTGGGCTTTGAAGAAATACCAGAAGTAGCTAGGCGTTATATAGCCCTCCGCGCTGCCCGTGTGTTTCAAGACCGTACTATCGGGGCCTCTGACCTTCACGCTTTCGGACAACGTGATGAGCAAGAGGCTCTCATGGAATTACGAGAGTTAGAGTCAGACCATGCAGATTTAAACATCTTCAACAACTCTGATGTGTACGCCACAATAAACAGGAGAGGTTAAAAATGGCTCTTCTTAGTGGTTCCATACCCAACCTAATCAATGGGGTATCACAACAACCTACTAGCCTTAGGTTAGCTACACAGGCACAGGCACAAGAGAACGCTTTATCAGGTGTTGTTAAAGGTCTTCAAAAACGCCCTCCAACAGAGCATGTGGCTTATGTACAAAACGTACCCACGATTTCTTACACTACAGCCTTTTTTCATACCATGCGTCTACAGGACCTTGATGGAGTTTTACGTCCTTACTTTGTAATCATTGGTGACTTAGGCATTAGTGTTTATAACTCATTAGGCGTTCAGCAGACTGTTACAGATAGTACAGGTGGGTTTGGTTACTTCTCTGGTATCTCCAACTATAGTAGTGACCTTAGTGCCACGACTGTTGCTGATTTTACCTTCATTTTAAATAGAACTAAAAAAGTTAAAAAAGGTACGACTGCCACAGCCCCTCTGAAACATGAGGGTATGATTGTTATTAAGCAGGGTGATTATAGTACAGACTATAAGGCCAGCATAACTTTCAGCGGCACAACATATACAGCCACATACTCTACAAGAGATAGTAGTAGTGTAGCCCACGAAGTTGATGCTAAAACAACTAACATTGCTACCAATTTAAAGAGCCAGCTAGAGGGTGCAGTCCCCGCTGGTTTTACTTTTGAGTTAATTGATAATGTCATTTACATCACTAGGGCTGATAACACAGAGTTCTCTATGTCTGCCTCAGACAGCCACGGTGATACCCACACTGAGTCACTTAAAGGTGCTATAGGAAGCCTCAAAGACCTACCAAGTAAAGGTAAAGTGGGCTTCATCATTAGAGTTAATGGTGACACATCAAAGAACCAAGATGATTACTTTGTTAAGTTACAAGCACCAGATGCTGGTGGTGATACTGTATGGAAAGAAACCGTTGGTCCCGCCGTTCTAAAAGACTTCGATAGTTCCACAATGCCTCACAGATTGGTGAGAAATGCTAATGGTACTTTTACCTTTAGCACAGTGTTATGGGATGAGCGTAAGGCAGGGGATGATGACACAAACCCATACCCTAGCTTCTCTAACTATGATGCAACTGAGTATGCAGATGGTCAGTTTAAAATTAACGATATATTCTTTTACAAGAACAGATTGTGTTTTCTTTCAGATGAGAACCTAATTTGTAGTGAAAGTGGTAGCTTCTTTAACTTCTTCCAATCAACAGTCCTTACTGTTCTTGATGACGCAGCCATCGATGTGGCTGTCAGCAACAGTACAGTTAGTATTTTAAAGTATGCAGTACCGTTCAATGAGAGCTTAATTCTGTTTTCTGATTTGACCCAGTTTAAGGTTACCAACGAAGACATCTTTTCAGCCTCTACAATTTCGATAGACGTTACCACACAGTTTGAAGCCTCCCTAAACTCAAGGCCAGCCGCTGCTGGTAAGTATGTTTTCTTTCCTACCTTAAAAGGTTCATGGTCGGGAGTGCGTGAGTACTTCGTACAGGGAGACAATGACACTAACGATGCCGCCGATATTACTTCACACGTACCTGAGTACCTGTCGGGTAAAGTTACGCAGCTAGTGGCTTCACCCAACGAAGACATATTGCTAGTACGCACCGCTGGTGACCGAAAGCAGTTCTATATATATTCTTATTACTGGCAGGGTGCAGATAAGCTACAATCCTCTTGGTCTGTTTGGAAATTTGGGAGTAACGTCCTAAACATTGAAATTGATAATTCACTCATTTACCTTCTTGTTCAACGTGGAGAAGGTATTGCTATAGAGACATTAAATTTAAGTACAGATAATGCAAAATTAGATACTACCTATTTCGGTATCAATCTAGACAGGCGTTTTAAGAGAACAGCCTCAACTGATGCAGTTCCTTATACTGGTGGAACTGCTGTTTCCTGTACAGGTAATATCCTTAATGAACTTTCGGGTGAAGTTGCTACTACTTTAGATGGAATAGACGATGGCAATGGTTCGTATACAACAGCCCCAGAGGTTGTTTATACAGGTATTCCTTATACGTTCTTATATGAGTTCTCCCCTATAATTCTGAAGCAAGACGAAAAGCCTGTCAGTATTGGTAGACTTCAAATCAAATACTTAAACGTACTATTTGACGATACATCTTACTTCAACACCAGCGTCTCACGGCAGGGACAAGCTGCATCAATAAAAACATTTGTTGGAACAGCCTTAGACAGCAGTAACGTCATTGGTACTTTGGGTATTAAGAGCGGATCGATAGCCATACCAGTTATGGCTCAAAGCTCAAACGTAGCTATTAAACTTTACAGTTCCACATTTCACCCAGCTACTTTTCAAAGTGCAGAGTGGGAAGCTACTTATCATATGAGAAGTAAAAGAATATAGTGATTACATTTACAAACTCTACATTTAGAGACTGCCATGAACTAGCACCTGTAATGAGACTTGTGGATGTAAAAGAGGTGAAGGACGCAGGGGGCTTAGACCCTTATCAAGCATTACTTACCTCTATTAACTTAACAGGTATCTCAAACACAATCAGAGTTGATAATGATATAGTAGCTATGTGTGGTGTTGTAGATGTTGGTAAGCATGGCGTCCCGTGGATGCTAGGCACAGACGCCTTAAAGAAAAACGCTAAGAAATTGCTCCCTTTGTCCAAGCAGTGGATTGAAGATAATTGCAGTAAACATGAGCTATTATACAACTATGTATCTGCGGATAATCTAAGTTCTATTCGGTGGCTTAAATACCTCGGCTTTTCTTTAATCAGATACATCCCACTATACGGTGCGGGTAAAGCCCCCTTTTATGAATTTGTCAGGATAAAACAAAATGTGTGACCCAACACTTATGGCGGTTGCTTCATTTGCAATGAAGGCTCAAGCAGCCCAAGCGGAGTATAACGCTAAATCAGATGCAGCAATTCA